GTCGGCAGCGTCAGATGTGTATAAGAGGCCCTTGCTGCACACCTTGTTCGGGTCGTGCGACTCGATCTGCTGCCGACTGACCTCGATGCCGAATTCCTTCTTGACCGATTCCGCAACCTGGGATGGCGTATCGAAACAGGCCAGCGCCTGAACGATGAACGCCTTCACGTCGCTGTTCAGGGTTGCCATCGTTTTTCTTCCTGTCATGGGCCTGTCGTGGCTATGCCGACTTCAGCAGGCACGTACCGCAGGCTCTCGAAATGTTGATTTTGGCCACCTCTGGAGACCTGCTAGCAGCGTCGATGAGATGCTGCACGTCCTTGCTTGGGCCGTATCGCCTCACCACGCCGACGAACTCCTCGACGTCATGCCCGCGGAGCTTCAGCTTTGGAAAGCCCTCCTCGGTGAACTTGGGCTCGCCGTATTGGTTGTTCTCTTGGCAGATGTGGTAAAGCTCATGCTCGACCAATGCGCAGAACTCCGCGTCGGAGCACTGGGAGCAGTAGTCAGCAGCCAGGGTGATCAGAAACCTCGGCAGGTATCCGAACCAGCGGATCATCTGCTGTTCCTGCCTTCCCTTCTGCCAGGCTCCACAGCGGAACGTCACCTCTTCGCACTGACCCAGTACCGTCCTCCCCTGCTTGGTGAAGCTGGAGGCGGCCCATAGGAAAGCGAGAGGAGCGTCTTGTAGGTGGGCGTGGTCTTCATTGCCCAGGATTCCATTCGGATCGATTAACACTGACTTCGCCCAAGCCAGAACATCCTGAGCGGGGACAAAGGCGTCCGCCCAGTCTTCGCCTTCCGCGAACTGCCCGATCGTCTCTGGAGGGTGAGGTCGCTTCAGTTCCACGACCAGTCGCTTCCGAATATCTGCCGGCGCCGGGACCAGGCGTAAAGTACGAGCCCAGCATGGAGGATCACCGAAAATGGATTAACCGGTGCGCCCTTCATGATTCCGTACAGGATTCCGAATGCACCACCAGCCACCAGGTAGAAGGAGATACCCAATAGCGGCTGCCCAGACAACTGGACGGTGCGCAGGAACTCCAGAGCAGCTACAACGACAAGCACACACAGCAGCGCATCCAGCGCCGCCAGAATCGACATGATCATGATCAGGTTCCTCTCGTAGGAAGGAACCGCTCTGTGATTGCCGTTACTGCCGCCTTCAGGCCGGGGATGATATTCATCGCCAGCAAACCGATGGTGAATGCGACACCACTCAGAAATGCGTCATCGAGCGGAATCTCGTACTCACGCGAAAGCCATGCGGCAACCGGAGCAGTCCAATAGGTTGAGCACCCGAATCCGGTTGCTACAGCGAGCGCAGCTTGCCAGCGGTTCAGGCCGCTCAGGAATCCAAGGGACAGAATCGACCCCCAGAACCCGGCAATAGCGACGCTGTACTTGGCGAAGAGACCTCCGCCAACGGTCGTCATCGGGTCCATTTGCTTACTCCAGATGCAGAAAAGCCCAGGTCATTGCCTGGGCCTTGTAGTGTGGTGCCGGCAGCAGGAGTCGAACCCGCAACCCTCTGATTACAAATCAGCAGCGCTCCCTGTTGCGCCATACCGGCTTATTGGCTGACGCTGATGGGATCGAACCATCGACCAATCGGGTAACAGCCGACCGCTCTACCTCTGAGCAACACGTCATTGAATCGAGTTTGGAGCGGCTCGCGGGACTTGAACCCGCAACATCTGACTTGGAAGGGCAGCGCTCTGCCAGTTGAGCTAGAGCCGCGGAATAGGTGCCGGACTAGCCGGCGTCACGCCCGCAGAGCAAGGAGCCGGGGCTTTCGCCTTGATCACCAATGGTGACCCTTGCTTTCTTCTGCCGCATGCGTGATTTGGAGTGACCGGCGCTGATCTCCGACATTACGGTTAGCCCAGGGCGTGTGTACTACAACCGCCAAGCGACCCGGCCTTTCACCGGGTAGTTCCCTAACGGGTTCTCCCTGCAACCTTGCGCATCAGCCTGCGCATTCACTCCGTGCCGGGCTTCCACCGACCCCCACTTCACTTTAACGCCTGCGTGTCCAAGGCGATCCCGGCCGCGTAGTCGCAACCCGAAGGATTCAGATCAGTACCACTGCCGCTCCAACCAGGAGCAGCAGGACCAGCGCGCCACCGCCGATTCCCTTGAGCAGCCAAACATCTTTCGATTCGGCAGACATTTCAGAACTCCGCATTGGGCTGGAAACGAAAAAGCCCCGGCAGATGCCAGGGCTTCAGAGCCACCGATCCTCACAACGCGCAAGATCGACAGGATGGGGAAATATTCGCTCAAACGCTCATTGAATGCAAGCCCTATGCTGCTTCGCCGAAGATGATTCCTTCCGCCATCAGGATTTCACCAGCCGCAACCTCTGCCTCTTTGAGCATTTCATTCAGGACGCTATGAATTCCAGAGCGCCAACGGCGCCTGGTCTGCTCTGGACGACCCTCAGACTCCCAGTTGTTCATGTCGTAGAACACGGCATCGAGAATAATCATGTCGGTTGAGCGCTTGCCATCTGCGCCCTTCAGCTTAGGGATAGCCCAGGTATAGACAGCCATCCCAAGGAACCTGCGTGGCGCTGGAGTCGCGACCAGGGGAATAAGGGTCTCGATTGCAGCCTTCTTCTTCTCACGGTGAGTACTGTACTTGGCCACCAATGCGTTCCAGTGCCGAGGCTTGAGCTGGCTGTGTAGCCTGGCATGCACCCAGCAATCGGCATCGATGCGCTTGATTCCCGAACTGTTAGAGGCCCTGATCAGTCCTGCCAACCCCTCACTGTCGGCGTAACCCGGCTGGTAGAGCTTCTGCCAAGCTTGCTTAGCAGTGTTGTCGATGGTTTCCGCCGCCAGGGCGGAGACGACCGCAGACAGAATGCTGGTGTAGATCATCATTCGCCCCCTTGAGCGCTGAGCACGGCGTTTAAAACGTAAGATTGGTCTGTCTGTTCGCTGACTGTTTTGCTCCTGGAGTTGACCTGCGAGCGAGCATCACATCCGGCACAGCACATGCCGAAACAGCCTCTCGGAGGCTCCAGATAATCGGGGTATTCATTGGCGCGCTCACCATCCTCAGCACCTGGCGTGCTGACCATGTTCGACAGCAGCAGCGGGTGATAACCGTCGGCGAACCAGTTTCCCAGCCAGGCGGCAGCAATACCGATCGCATAACCGATGAGACCGCTCCCTATGCTGAAGAGAACGATGGTCAGAGTTTCTTTGGTCATGCCGTTGCCCTCTTCAGTTCGCGCACCCAGGCCCTGAACTTGGCCTTAAGCGCTTTGATTTCGTCGATGGTCAGCTTCAGGGGATCATGAGGGCCTTCCAGCCACTCGACCTTCTCGGCGCCGATCTTGCGCACCAAGTTGATTCGGTAATTCACTATGTCGCCGGACTTGTGGTTGTTGCATGGGGCACATTGTTTGTGGACGTTCAGCGGCTCGAAACGCAGCTCGGGGCTGGCGGCAACCGTGCGGTAGTGCCCAGCGTGATACTGCCCATCGTGGTGGCGGCCACAACTGATGCACGGCTGATCCGCGTCGCGTAGGCGGATGAACTCGTTGAAGACCTGCTGAGCCTCGCGCAGGTGATCCGACCGACTCTTCAACTTCTCCTTCCGAACCCTGACCTCCCTCCGCTCGCGGTCTGCGATGGCCTTCCGTGCCGGCTTGGCGTGCTTGTCCTTGATGGCCAGGGCGCAGGCAGGAGAGCACACGCACTGGCCAAGGCGCTGCGGGATGAACTTGGCGCCGCACTCGGTGTTCTGGCACTTTTTGGGTTTTGGCTGGCGGGCGGAAAGGGTCATTCGGCACCATCCGCGCGCATTTGCTTCCCATCCACCCCGAGTCGCGGAGTGATACCCCCGCCTGGAACACTGAGATACTGCAAGCCGGTAGCGTGGTCAGTGTGCAGCCGCATTCCACTGCGTCCGCCAGGAGCATCGGTGCTATCACGTTCGTTGCGCATGGCAGCGTTCAAGAACATGCAAAGGAAAAAGCCCAGGCAGATGCCAATAAAAGTATTCACGCCTTCACCTCCTTCGCTTCTCTGTCCCAGTAGGAAGGAAGCCCGCGAGTAAGGATTTCGTCGGTCAAGATGCGGTCATGGGCGATCAGTGCGACGGCCTTCGCGGCCAGCTTCTTGCGCATGATGAAGGCGTACTCATTCAGCTTCCTCCAGTTCCACTCATGGCGATCCAAAACCCACAGAGCAACGCCAATGCGAGGATTCATACGATTTCCTCCTTCGCCTTCTGCTGCTCGGGCTGGAAGTCGCCGCGGAGGGGCATGAGATACCGTTCAGGGATGTAGAGCCGATCACCTTCATGGAGCACCCACCAGGCTGCCCGATTCACCAGAAAGGTCTGGCCGTCTTCGACAAATAGATCACCCGGGGAAAGTCGAGATATCAACTCGACTACCACTCCAGCGCTGATGCAGTTTGGGATTTCTTGCAGATTTAGAGCGAGGTCGCCCGCCTTGAACTTGCTCATGCGAAAGTCCCCATCTGATCAGCCGCCGCCATGGCGTCAGCCTCGGTTTCGAAGTGAGAGGAAAGGACCAGCCGCCAGCAGGCCGCGAACACATCCCGGTAGAGGGGCTCAAAAGCCGAGTCGTCCATGCTGGCCCAACTGATCGATTTGGCTTCCTTACGAACCCCATCCGGGGTATGGATCAGGTGGAAGTGACCGGCCTCGATGGTTATCCACTCCCGGAAAGCCTCGCGGCTCTTCTCGACTGCGGGGAAGCGGTCGGCGCGATCAGCCTCAAGCTTGGCGATATACGCAGCGACGGCGTTCTGCAACTGGCCAGGGCGGCCATTCAGATCCTCGAAGTACTTGGCAAGCCCGCGGATACCACGCATCTCCTGGCGGGGCACCAGCCCGCCCTTCGGCTCCCAGTACTCCCACGCCAAATCCAGCATCGCAAAGAACTTCCCGTGGAATTTGGCGTTGCGCATCCGAGTGAATTTTCCATGGACGACCTGACCGGCCTTCCACTTCTGAACGGTTTCGCGATCTGCCTCGGTCGCCGGGACCAGGCCCTGGGCTGTGCGGATGAGAGCGAGTTCAGCCACGGCGCTTTCCCTTCTTCTGCTTGCACTCCCGGCGCTGCTTGCTGATAGGCTTCTGCATTGCATCTTCAATCGACCAACCACGATTTAGCCGGCTGCGCAGAGTGCATTCGGGAATACCAAGCTGGCCTGCCCACTGAGAAACTGTTTGCCGCCTACCTAGATACTCAACGAAGGTGTTTCTTCTAGTGTTATTCATCTGTTCTAAGGCAGTTGCCCAGCGGCAGTTTTCCTTGAAGTAACCTGCGTCGTTGTCAATTCGATCAAGGGAGGTGGCGTCTGGCCTTTCGCCCATATCAGCCAGGAAGTTGGCGAACGTCATCCACCTTTCACAAACAGTGATTCCTCTGCCTTGGTAGTCGACATATCGCTTGTTAGAGGGATTCGTACAGCGATCAATCATGTTGCTCCATGAGCTGTACGTTGGAGTTCCGGTCATCCCGTGAGAAAACCGAGAGCAACCGCAACTGGTCGTAGTTCGGTTTCTCATCAGATTTCCTCGGCGCATAATGACTCGGTTACCGCAGTCGCAACGGCAAACCCAATGGGAAGCCTTGCCGGCGCAGTGGGAGAATGCTTCAACAACCACCTTGCCCACCCGAAGCCCGATGATGCTTTCAGCGTCCATTGATTGCCTCCAAGTATTCCTGGCAAGAAAGGCACTTCCGAACCCCAGGAACGATCGAGCGCCGCGCCACAGGAATCTCCTCGCCGCAGTCTTCACATTCGGACAGGCTCTCGCCGACGTACTTGACTCGGGAGTACAGGCGTTCAGCGAGTTCACGCTCGGCGTAGTCGTTGGCGATGTCTACGATATCCATGTCACTCACCCTCCCCTTGCAGGCTCTTCAGTAGTGCCTTGAGCTGGCGATAGCTTTCCATCGACTTGGCGTTCGATTCGCGTTCCTGCTCAACTGCCAGCGCGACGTCCTCGATGCGATCAGACAGGCGCTTCATGTGTTCGGCCATGCCGGCGAGCTCGTTTGCCAGTTCGCCCAACATCTCCAGCGGGGAGGCGGAGCGCTTCGGCTCGGACTGGGTTTCGATCTTCTTCGCGGGCTCGCCCATCTTCGGCTCCTGAGGCTTGGTCTTTTTCTCGACTTGGATTCGTTGGTAGTGGTCAGTACCAGTGCGGCGGATCAGTCCGGAATCGACCAGATCGCGCAGACAGCCCTGGACAATCCGAACGTCCGGCGTGCTTCCGGTCATGTTGCGGAGCGCAGTGAGCACTTGGAACGAACGCCAGGACTCAGAGATCGGTACGCACTCGTAGACCTTCTTCGCGATGCCGGTCTGTCCCTGCATGAGAGACTCCTGTTTTGCGGGCGTCACTGCTCGATCCTCCCTTCAGGCCAAATGCTCTTCACGACCTCTACCGGGTCGCAGTCCTCCATCAGAATCATCGTGAACGCCGGGCGGCCCGGCAGAACTACCTTCCAGCAGCGCTTCATGCGGCCTCCTGATCGGCTTGTTGTTGTGGGATTCCGGAGTACTCAATCCACTGGCGCGGCTTGTGGCCTTCGCGCTCCATGTACTGAGCGGACGCGGGGTCAAACCAGAGCGGGATGGTTTCCTCGACGCCCGTCAGGCGCTGCTTGGTGATGACCATCTTCACGTCGGAATGGGATGCGTAGTACGCGCGGTCCTCTTCGCTACCGTCCTTCATGGCGACTTCTTTCTTCTTGTTGCGCCAAACGGTGATCACGTTGTCGGCCAGGTCGGTAAGGATTGCGCCACCACGAACGTCGAGCTTTCCTGGAAGCTTTGTTTCGTCGTCAGCCTTTCTCGGGTGGGCGACCAAATGGACGTGGACGCCCATTTCGTGGGCAAAGCCAACGATGGCTTCCATGGCCTGTTTCTGGCCGTTGTAGTCATCCTCAGCCATGCCAAGCTTCGCCAAGCTGTCAACGACGAACTGTTTCACCCCGTACCGCCGTGCGGCATAGCGGAAGGTGTCGATCATCTCGGCGGTATTGGCGGAACCCATCTGGTTGTAGATCCACAGCCGACCTCCTAGAAACTCCAGGATCGCGTGGATGTATCCGCGAGACGGAAGGTTCAGTCCCGCCGCCTGGCGAACCATGCGTTGCAGGGTGCGCTTGGCCGGCATCTCCATTGAGGCGATACAGAACTTTTCGCCCTGGCGCATGCCGTGGAAGGCGAGGTAGTTCAGGAGCTGGGATTTCCCGTGACCACTCCAGCCGGTCCAGATAGTGACCTCGCTGTCGCGGAACCGAATGGTGTCGTGAGACTTCTCCCACGGGGTCGCCATCCCCATTACCACCGGGTTGCGCTCAAAGAACTCAGCACAAACGTCATCGGCGAAGGTTTCGGCTCCTACCAGCTTCTCCGGATCAAGGGTCTTGGCCTTGGCGTAGCAGTCGTCAATGTCGTCTCGTGTGTAGAACAGGGCGTCCAGGGCTTCGTTGAAGTCCTTGCAGCCCAGGTCCAGGATGCGACAGCGCTCACGCCCCAGACGCTTGATCAGTTCCTCGGTCGCCTGCTTCCCAGCCTCGTCGTTGTCCATGGCGAGGTAGATCACGTCGAACCGGGAGAGCCGCGAGTATTCGTGCTCGATCCACGCCTGCTTCTCGCCCTTGCCGCCCCCAAATGGCACCGACAACGCCGGACGACCGTACTGCCAGGCGGTCATGGCATCGATCTCGCCTTCGGTGATGGTCACCTCTCGGGCGCCTTCCGGAATCGCCTGCCAGCCGAAGAGGCACGGCTCCGAATCCTTCGAGGCAAAGATTTTCTTCTTGCCGTTCTCGCGGTCGATGCACAGCGTTTTCCAGTGGATCAGGGTGCCGTCGCGCAGAAACGGAAACACGATGTCGCGGCCCTTCTCGCCGATCTTGAACGCCGCGATAGTTTCCGGCTTTAGCCCACGGCCAGCGAGGTAAGCCATGACCGGAGACTCATCGCCAGGCGCCTTGCACTTCGGGCGATCAGGGCGGACGTAGGCCTTCCTCGACGGCGCTTCGAGCTTGGGCTCGGTGATCCCCAGGTAGGATTTCGCCTCGGTGAGTGCAGTGCCCATGTCACAACTGCGAACTGCACGCCACAGGTCCAGCAAGTCGCCGGTTTCACCGGTCGAGAAATCGCACCAGACACCAGCCTTATCGCCCTTGAGGTGAACCCCCAGGCTCTGGCCCTTCTCGCCGTTCACGCTGCCTACGCGCCACTCCGAGCCCTCACGCTTGCCACCGGGCAGCAGGTGGTGAGCAACGTCAATCACGCGATCTGCGAGGCGCTGGGCGATCTGCGAGGGAGTCATGCCAGCCCCCTGGAGCGCAGGTAGTCCCAGCGATACCCGGAGGCGCGGTCGTGGGTTTCATCGCTCAGGATGCGGCGCTTCTCAACCGGAAGGTCGATATCGGCGTCGTGCCAGAAGTAACCCGGCAGCAACTTGCCGTCCGGGCCGAGCCCTTTGCGGATCGATTTAACGTTCGAGGTCAGCAAGCCGGCATTGGAAAGCCATTGCAGCGAAAGACCCTGCCAGCCACGCTCAACTGCCAACCCGAGAGCGTCACTCGGAGTGCAGCCCTTCTCGGAAGCTTCGGAAAGAACTTTCGCGATCCGCCGCCATGAGGTTTCGGTCAGCGGAGCCTTCTTCGCCCTTCGGACGCGGAGAAAATCCCGGACAAGCTGTTCCGGCAGGTCGGGAAACTCGGATTTGATTTCATCCAGCCCGATCAACCCGGAATCTTTTTTCGGCGCGGATGCGCGCAGCTCTACTGGTTCAATGATAGGTTCTAATGACTGGTTAGAGTCGCATACAGCTACTACCCCTCCCTGCACAGTGCTACTACCCTGGTCGCATACAGCTACTACCCCCTGCACAGTGCTACTACCCCCTGCACGAACGAGACGGTAGATATTTGGGAGGTTGATACCGTCAACATTGCGGCGAACGATCTTCACCAGAGAGGCATCTTCCAGGGCCTTTATCGCCCTAATAACCGTGTCGCGACTCATGCCGGTGTCATCGGCCAAGGTATTTATGCTCGGGTGGCAATCCCACTGCTCATTCCCGGCATAGTTGGCGAGCATGATCAACACGAACTTCTCTCGTGTTGGGAGCTTCTGCTCAGTAGCCCACGCCATAGCTTGGAAGCTCATTGTGCGTTCCTCCGCAGGCGCTCCAGGTAACCGGCGCTATGCAGATTCTGCTCGAACCAAAGCGGCTTTCCGGGCCACACCATCCCAGGGTTACGGGCCTCAGTGGCTTGATCGCTATCCCAGTAAGACAGGCATTCGCCATCGCCCTCGATGGTGTTAATGATGTCGATCAGGGGGCCGTAGAAGAATTCACGGGAACTGGAAAGTCGCTTGTCTGAGAGCAATGCATGGACACGGCGCTCCCAAAGGAACGGCTCCTGAACTTCAGCATAGAAAGCCACTTCGAACTCATGCGGAACACCAGTCCCGCGTGATAGTTCTTCAGCACGCTGACGCGGAGATCTAGTAGTCGCACCAACCTTATACAACCCAGGCATGGCAGGACTGGTCAGAACATAAACAAAACCGTATCCGCTCATTATTCGTCCTCCAGCGGATTGCGCATGTCTTCGCGCATGGAGGCGGCGAGAATGCAGAGATCGCTTGTGAACTGGTGGAGTTGATCCAGAGTGATGGTCACGACCTGATCACCTTGGCAGATGGCAATGGAGTTCTTCGCCGGACGAAGCTCCAAGGCGTTGTAAGTCAGCGTTCGAGGTTGCATAATTCACCTGTCACCTGATGTTGTTTCCCCAAGCGTGATTCGGCTGCCACCGATCCACGCACCGACAAAGCCCTGTAGTAGTCGCTCAGGGCTTTGTTGTATCTGCGCCTCCACTCACTCGACCCCATACCCGCCAGCTCTTCAGCAGCGTTAGCCATTGCGGCGTAATCGGTATTCGTGAGGTGTTTTCGCATCAATCCCACCCCAACGGTCCAGGCCGCTTCTTCTCGGCCTGCAAGCCAAGCTCGGCCAGGGTCTTGAGCGCCTGGATGTACTCGGATGGATGGCACTGAGCCGACATCGGGACGACCTGTAGCTCCAGCAGCGCAAGCACCTTGCACCACCGCTCTATCTCGCCCTCTTTCCAGCGGCTCACAGTCGATTCGCTCACGCCGATTGCGTCAGCGACGGTCTTCTGACCCACCGACAAAAGTCGGTTGAGGATCAGGGATTCGAACTCCCGTGCCCTTGCATCACGCTCGGCGTTTAATTGGCTGGCTGTCATGGTCAAGACGCCATCCGCTGAGGCTCGTCTTCTTCACGGGCCTGAAGCGCGCCAGAGGATGCCTTCTCCAGGACGCACTGATGCTGATAGGAAAACCCACCTTCCGATTTGCACTGAGAAATTCGCCCAGGGCTTACGCCTAGGGCCTTTGCAATCGCTCGCCCTGTTCCGAAGTGGGTGAGCGCCTGTTCGTAATTCATACGGCTGCCTCCATGGTTTTGCTGGAGTTTAGAAAAATAAACAGCCGTGTGCAAGTTATCTAAACCAACAAGGATTTAGAATCCTAAACATGGACTTTTCAGACAGACTCAATCAGCGCATGGATGCCTTAGGCATCAGCGCCTCGGACATCTCCAGAGAGATCAAGGTCTCCAAGGGGACCCTCTCCCACTGGACCAATGGCACCAACAAGGCCAGAGGGAAGAACCTGATTGCCTTGGCCAAGGTGCTTCAATGCAGCGCCTCATGGCTGGAAACTGGGAAGGGAGAAAAGGATCTGCCCTCACATGAAGGGTCTCCTTCAGAGGCCGACTACGCGCTTATTCCCCAGCTCACTGCTAAGGGTTCGTCAGGAAATGGCTACCTAAACGATCATGTTGAGGTCAAGGGCGGGTTGGCATTTAAGCGCGACTGGCTTCGACGGATGGGGCTAAGGGCTGAAAATCTTCGCGCAGCCTACAACCAGGGAGATAGCAACTGGCCAACCCTCTCCGACGGAGAGGTCGTCCTGATAGATGTTTCCTGCAAGGAGCCGACGAATGGGAAAATGTTCGCCCTGTATGATGCCGACCAAGAGGTGATCTTCAAGCGCCTTATCCGTGAGATATCGGGAGGATGGCTAATTCGGTCGGATAACCAGGACAAAAATCGATACCCAGACCAGCCTGTCACTGATGATGGTATGCGCGGCGTAGACATTATCGGTCGTATCGTTTGGCGTGGCGGCGCGATGTAGTCAGGTGCCGACCGGCACTCGGGCTTTTTGATAATCAAGGAGGTTTCATGCGTTTAATCGCCATAGCAGCAATAATTATCATGCTGTCAGGTTGTGCCGTATCTCAACAAACGCCGGTCCCGAGAATTCCATTCCCTGCTGCTGAATTTGCCGCTCTTCCGACAAAAGGGACTGGCACATTGACTGGCCAGGTCTTTATGAAGACCGTTGGTGGAGATGTGAAATTCGGTGCAGGGAGCACAGTTTACCTAGTCCCCGTTACGTCCTATTCGAAACAGTGGTACGAAGTGAACTATATAGGAGGACAAGCGCTTGAGGCGCCAGATCCTCGATCAGGACAGGGGTCCATCACTACGGTGGCGGATGGGAACGGAAACTTCACATTCACGGACATCCCGCCAGGCGACTACTTCCTCAGTTCAACCGTCACTTGGCAAGCGCCATCGAAGTACGGACTCCTCCCCCAAGGAGGCGTAGTGGCCAAGGTCGTGAGCATCGCTGATGGTGTGAAGCTTCGCGAGATGCTCACACGGTAACACCCCTAACCAGAGGGACAGAGCCCGCCTAGCGCGGGCTTTTTTTGTGCCCGCCCAACCCAAAAGTTTAGATTTCTAAAAAAATCCCTTGACCTTAATCGTTTAGTTTTCTAAATTTCACCTCAACGCCGCAGAACACCGCAGCGCCAGGCCCTGGAAAGGGCGTCCCTTAGCGAGTCACCGGGACAAAGGTGACCACGGGTAAAAACGACGCAGCGTCAACGCATCGTGCCTCGACCCGACCGGAGCAGCTTAGATCCGGACCAGCGCCGAAAGGTAGACCTGGAATAAACATGAGTGCAGGCGGGGAGATTCCGCGGCCTGTGAGAAAGAACCAACACGATTTCTCAGATGCGCTTGGAGACAGGCGCATCGAAGAAGTCAACACGCCCTGGAGGAGCAGAAAATGAATGAAAAATCCTCACGTGCTGTACGCCAGGCACTTCGGGTCCTCCGCAAGGCGGAAGACGATCGCGAGGCGCGCATTGAGTACCACGAAACGGTTGGAATGCTGCGCGGCCTGTACTACGGCGGTGAGATCGATTCGATGGAGCTAGTTGCGCTCACGCAACTCGCAGGAAACGCATACATCAACGCTGGGAAACCCTGGTAAGGAGACTGAAATGGCTCAATTCAATGTCGATGCGCACCTGAGCAACGGCAAGCGCCTGGACTGGATTGCCCTTCCGGAAGGCAACGAGACACCGGATGACGTGCTGATCAAGGTACGCCAGGCCGCCATGAAGAAGTTCGGCGACCTCATCTGGTTCAACCGATGGGACCACGTTGTTGCCAGCAACGGCTACATCACCGTGCGGATGCACGCGTGAGGTACCAGTTCTTCAAGCCGATGCGGGGCTGCCGCATCTTCGCCAGTGAGCAGCACATGACCAAGCCAGCCGGCGAGCTGATCGGTTGGTGCGAGAAAGTCGACGGGAATATCTGCATTTTCAAACCGCCATGTTCGCATGAGCTTGACCGATTCATCTGGAGGCACAAGGACGGTTTAAACCCTTGGTATCTCTACTCAGCATAAACCCATGAATAAACGATTTCTCAGATGCCCTTCGCAAGAGGGGCATCGAAGAAATCGAACAGGAGGCATCAGATGAAGAAAGGCCTGATTCGAGGCGTAGGAAGAAATGACGCCGACTACAACGTTTACCGGCTCATCAATGGGGAACGTTACATGTGCCCGTTCTACAGCCGTTGGAAAGGAATGCTGGAACGCTGTTATGGGAAAAGATACGGACACAGTTCTTCCTATGTGGACTGCAAGGTCGATGAGCGTTGGCTTTCATTCATGGCATTCCGCGAGTGGATGCAAGAACGTCCATGGAAAGGAAACCACTTGGACAAAGACCTTCTACGACCGGGAGACAAGATGTATAGCCCGGACACCTCAGTCTTCATTCCTGCCTGGCTAAACAACCTTTTGCATGACGGTCACGGATCATTTCGCGGCTTACCGACTGGCGTTTCGATCATGCGAAACAAAGACAGACCGTACATGGTGAGGATTTGGACGATGGAAGGCCGAAGAGCATTCCTCGGTTCATACGCAACTGCGGATGATGCTCATGCTGCCTGGAAGGAAGCCAAATCAAGAGTCGTACTTGAGGCAGTGGACAGGTACCGCCTTACCGAACAACACGATGAGCGCGTATGTGATGCACTCATCGAGATATCGCGGAGACTCGCAGCCTAGTGGCTGCCCCACGGCTCCATACGCACCACAAGGAACCCGCATAGTAGCCCCGTTTCGCCGGGGCATCACCAGCTCCAACCCATTTGCCCATCCGGGCGCCCTATCGCCCAACCCAGGGCAAACCTAAAACGGAGAATCGCGATGGCGAGCAAGAAAAAGGCTGCGTCCGAAGAGGTCGTGACCGCTTACAAGGGGTTCAAGCAAGACCTGACCTGTCTCGGCTACCAGTTCGAGATCGGCGGCACCTACAAGCACGAGGGCGAAGTAGAGGCATGCGCCTCGGGCTTCCACTCCTGCGAGTACCCACTCGATGTTTTCGGCTACTACGCCCCAGGCGACAGCCGATTCGCCATCGTGAAGGCTTCGGGACAACTGAGCCGTCACGACGATGACAGCAAGATCGCCAGCGCCACCCTGGTGGTGGAGGCGGAAATCAGCATGCCGACCATGATCTCGCGGGCCATCGACTGGGTCATGAGCAAGGTAGATAAGTCGGTTGAGCAGACGGTGGTAGGCGGCACAGCGTCGAACACCGGCTACCAATCGGCAGCGTCGAACACCGGCTACTACTCGGCAGCCGAGGTCAGCGGCAAGGAGTCCGTCGCCGCATCCCTGGGCATCGAAGGCCGCGCTCGCGCATCTGCTGGTAGCGCCATCGTCCTATGTCATCGTGACGACGAGGGGCGCCTAATCCATATCCGCGCCAGCAAGGTCGGGGAGAACGGCGTAGAGCCGGACACCTGGTACCAGTTGAATGCCGAGGGCGAGTTCGTCGAATTCGACGAGTGAGCCGCCATCGAACAGCGAACGAGTCTAGGGGCTAGCGCAGCCAGACCTGACGCATCCGGGTAAGCGCCCGGCGTTCGTCCATTTGCCCTGATACGGGAAGAAAGGAATCCATGCCAGACCTTGGCGAGTTCGCAGCAATGTGGGGATTTCTGCTTCTGACGATGTTTTTGCCGATCCGTCTGAAGCGTTGTCCTATTCAACAGCAAGACGCCTGACAGGCAGGAGAACAAAATGAGCAAGCACACACCGGGACCGTGGGAGATTGCACGAAGCCCACATGGAATAACGATCTTCGAGATTGGACCGTGTAAGCCCGATGAGTATGCAGGTGCTGTTTGGCTTTCAGTCTCTGAGGCTGACGCCCGCCTGATCGCCGCCGCGCCCGAGCTGCTTGAGGCGTGCCAAGCCTTCAAGCGTCTGTACGGTCGTTTGTGGGATGTCGTCGAGCCGAGCGGATCGGGATTCCTCTCGCCTGAATCGGTTAAGGAGTACGACGCCATCCATGAGCTAATGACTGCCGCAATCGCAAAGGCCACCGCCTAACGCGCCCTGGCGCATACACATTGGAGGCGAGATGAATCTCACCGACCCTAAGCAAGATGACCGCATTCGAGCGGCACTTCGCAACGCGGATAAGCGCGGTCAGCTCCAAGTGGTTGCCGCAATAACCGGTATCGCCGGCGGCGTACAGGAACTCCGCAAGATCATGAATAGCACTGGCGAGCTGAGCATCATGGACAGAGGAATGCTCGCACTGCATCTCTCCTGACTTCCCCGGCAAGGACGCCACCCTTCAATGGGGATGAGTCCCGCGCAGCGGGAGATGTACTAGGTACCTGCGGACGTCACTGCTTCGGCATACGAAATGAGTCGCTGAATGGGTCCGCGCCAAGTCAGTCGCCGGTGAAACTCCGGCCATCCCCACCCTACCCCTCTTAGCCCGGCAAGTCCGGGCATTTTTTCGCCTGTATGACGACAGCGAGACAGGACGCTGCCGCATGCACGCGAACGCGAGGTGAAACATGATGCGCTTAGGAAATCTGACCATAGAACAGATGGAACAACGTTCAGGCGTTCAGTTCCCCGCCGAATTGAAAGAATTCTTGATCTACCGCCATCAGGAACAGGCAAGCAATGTCGGTCCCGGAAAATGGCACTGTTTCGATCTGCCATTCCAGATTGTTTGCGGCGATATGGACACTGCACAGACGGTGTATGACCACCTTTCCCCTCTTGCAGCAGAGTTTAAAGAGCAGTTGCAGATTGGAGTTCAGTCATGAACACCGCATTTCAATGCGCACAGTCGCTACATGACGACGCGACTCCTGACGACACCCCTCCCGCCGCTAACTCCGATGAGTTCTGCGACTGGGCAGAGCACGCAGTCAACGATCTGCGGTGCGGCATGGACGTGAAGATCGAAACCATGCGCGAGCGCGTAGTGGTCTTCGCCAGCACTCTGACCGAACGGGTACAGGCCGAACTGCTGAAGCTCGTCCAGGCCGACGAAGAATGCTGGCTGGCTCAGATGTTCCAGGCCGCCGAAGACGAGTTCACCTCTACCGCCCGCGAGTGCGCGGCAAACCTTGAGCATCACCAGGGAATCACTGAACGCATCGCGCTCGGACTCCTGAAGCCGCACGCGGACCTGGTGCTGGAAATGATCGCAGAACAGAACATGGAGGATGCAGCATGAGCAAGCCAAAGTTGCAGTGCTACGGATGGGATGCTGTTCGTTTGTCTGGCTGCTCAATTGAACACCTACAGCAACTTCGTGAATTCGTTGAGTTGGAGCACAAGAACCCGCTGGATGCAAAGGGCCACCCATTAGAGGGAGGCCTTCCAACCATTCACATATTCAACAAGGCTGGCAGGAAGAAGCTCGAAGCCATCTCCTGGGCCTTTCGCTACAAGCGCGATGAGGTCAAAGCTTTCGACGCCATTGCAAAGGCCACCGGGGGTGACGTATGACCCTGCCGTCGATTGCGTATCTGCGCACAAGGCTCAGCTACGACAAAGAAACCGGGAGTCTTGTCTGGCTGCCAAGACCATCGTCAGATTTTACAAAAAAGCATCATTTCGCTTCGTGGGTATCCCGCTGTGAAGGAAAAGAAGCCGGGGTCATCGTCACCAAAAAGCGAAAAAAGTACCGCAGAATCGACATTTGCGGCCAGAAAATCTATGCGCACCGTATAGCTTGGGCAATTCACTACGGCGAGCATCCTGGCGAAGAGATTGACCATATAAACGGCGATTCTTTGGACAACTCAATAGCTAACCTTCGCCAAGTTTCTCATCAGGAAAACTGCAAGAACGTAAAGCTGCAAGCTGGATCACGCAGCGGTTATTGCGGGGTCAGTTGGCATGAAGAGACAGGCAAGTGGCGCGCCCGCGTCAAAATCAACGGGAAGGAACAGCACATAGGCCTGTTTGACGATCCTCAAGAGGCAGCAGAGCGCATCAAGACGCTGAGACAGGCTCTTGGATTCCACTCAAGCCACGGATCACTTCTCCGCACCCCCGAGCAGATCGCCGCCGAGGAGCGGGCAAAGGCGATTGAGGAAATGTGCTTCGCAGTAGAGACGCTGACGGTTAAGCAAGCCAAAGCGCTATTTGACGCCGGCTACCGCCGCCAGGAGGAAGGGAAATGACAACCCCTATCAGTGATGAGCAGTTGGCGGAGTTGGAAGGGTATTCGCAGCATCCCGCCTTCCTCGGCGACGAAGATTCAGCAATCACCATGGGAGAACTGCGCGGACTGATCGCCCGCCTGCGCGCTGCTGAGGCTGATGCTAAGCGGTATCGGTGGCTGCGGAATCCTGATCAGGACGTATCTCTAGTGCTCGACAAGGTTTCAGGTGAGGTTCCAGCGGATGAGTTCGGATGCGGAGGGTATCTCGCATACGAGTACCGATCTGGGGATGAGTTGGACGCAGCCATCGACGCCGCAATGGAGCGTACGCCATGACCATCACCATAGACCTGAAAGAGGCCGCCCAAGTCCTGATCTTCGGCGGCTTTTTTGTGGGCGGTATCGGCGCTTTCGCCTGGGCATTCGTGGGGATGGTTACGCCATGACTGACTACATAGTGATCAGCCTCAAGCACACGAAGCGACGCCACAAGGCAATCACTCTGTGGCGTTCTGATGACCGCGGCTACTGCTGGAAGATGGAGAGCGCAGGCATCTACTCCGAAGAAAGAATCCTTGAGCATCTGGGCTACTACAACAGCGGCTGCTCCAACATCGCCGTTCCGTTGAGCCTGATGCCATTTCTCGTTGACGACGTCGAGTACGACACAAAAGAGTTTGGGGTGTGCCTGCCGAACAATGCAGCCACCTGGAAGAAGCTTCTTGCCTCTGTCATAAGGCCAACCCAGTACCCATCGCATCCGGAGTACCCAGGCTCCAGGCGTACCAAGGAGGCAGCATGAACACCCGCCGCACAGCAATCTGGCTAGGCAGCCTCTTCGGAGGTCTGCTGTACCTCTTCATCCTGGCAGCCGGCCCGATCTGGGGCGGCATCATCACCGCAGAAGCTACGCACCTGTCCGCAGCAGGCCGGTAATCCGGATAACTGCGGCTTCCCCAGCGGGCGGTGGGAGGCATGAAGAAAACACCCGCAGCAGCGGCTTCTAGCGCAACGCTATTCATCCCGCAGGGGTGACGCTGCCGAGTGGCGCCGTAAGCGCCTTTCCCCTTCCCTTTCAATCTCTGCCCTCGGGCGGATCGGAGAAATCATGTCCGCAGAAACCCAACTGGTCGAAGTGCCGGCCAAAGAAACCGCACTCCAAGTCTACTCGGCCGTCAATGGCCTTGACCCGTTCCTGGCCAAGATTCGCGAAGAGATCGACGGCTTCGTGCCAGACGTCACTACCCGCAAGGGCAGAGAGGCCATCGCCTCCATCGCCTACAAGGTCGCCCGCTCGAAGACGGCGCTGGACAACGTAGGAAAGGAACTGGTCGCCGACCTGAAGGAAGTGCCGAAGAAGGTCGATGCCGAGCGCAAGCGCATGCGTGACCTGCTGGACTCCTGGCAGGCAGAGGTACGCCAGCCCCTAACTGAGTGGGAGCAGCGCGAGGAAATGCGCAAGGCCAAGCACCAGGCCGGCATCGATCAGATCAACCTGCGCCTGGAATGCCGCGACCTAGATTCGACCGAGTTGAAAGCCAACATTGAGTGGCTGGAAGGCCTCTTGATTGGCGAGGACTGGGAAGAGTTCGAAACCGAGGCCGCCCGTACCAAGGACAAGGCCCTGGTCGCGCTGCGCGAAGCCCTCGTTGCACGCGAGAAGTATGAAGCCGAGCAGGCCGAACTGGAGCGACTGCGCGCCGAAGCTGCTGCTCGCGAGCAGAAAGAGCGCGAGGAACGCATTGCCCGCGAAGCAGCCGAGGCCGAGCGCCTTGCAGCGGAACGACGCGCCCAGGAAGAACGCGAAGCCGCCGCTCGCCGCGAAACCGAGGCAAAGGCTGCCGCCGAGCGCCGGGAACTGGAACTGCGACTCGCTGCCGAGAAGGCGGAGCGCGAGAAGTTGGAAGCACAGCAACGCGCCGAGCAGGCTGAGCGTGATGCACAGCGGCGCGCCGAAGAAGCCGCTGCCGCAGAGCGCCAACGGCAGGCAGACGAGCAAGCCAGGATCGAGCGCGAGGCAGCAGCCCGAGAAGCCGACAAGGCCCACAAGAAAGCCATCAACAACGAAGCCCTGGCGGCCCTGATCGCCGGCGGCATGCCCGAGGAATGCGCCAAGCAGGCGATCACACTGATCGCTCAGCGCAAGGTTCCTCACATCACGATCAACTATTGAGGTTCACATGGGAACTGCACTAACACCGCTCCTGACGAAGTTCGCCACGCGCTACGAGATGGGTACCACGCCTGAAGAAGTGGCGAACACGCTCAAGCAGACCTGTTTCAAGGGCCAGGTCAATGATTCGCAGATGGTCGCCCTGCTGATCGTGGCAGACCAGTACAAACTGAACCCCTTCACCAAGGAGTTGTACGCATTCCCCGACAAGAACAACGGCATCGTGCCGGTTGTTGGTGTGGATGGCTGGGCTCGGATCATCAACGAGAACCCACAGTTCGATGGCATGGAATTCTCAATGGACCAGCAGGGCACCGAATGCACCTGCAAGATCTACCGGAAGGACCGCAGCCATGCCATCAGCGCGACTGAGTACATGGCCGAGTGCAAGCGGAACACCCAGCCTTGGCAGTCCCATCCGCGCCGGATGCTTCGCCACAAGGCAATGATCCAGTGCGCACGCCTCGCGTTCGGGTTCGCCGGCATCTACGACCAGGACGAGGCAGAGCGCATCGTCGAGCGCGACGTGACCCCTGGCGAGCCAGTCGAGGACGTGACCGAGGCTCTGTCGCTGATCAATTCTGCTCCGACCATGGATGATTTGCAGGCTGCATTCAGCGATGCCTGGAAGGCCTACAAGTCCAAGGGTGCACGTGACCAACTGACAGTTGCGAAAGACCAGCGGAAGAAAGAACTGCTGGAGGCACCTATCGACGTTGAATTCGAGGAGACCGGCGATGATCGAGCAGCGTAGTGATGAATGGTTCGCACAGCGCCTGGGGCGGGTGACGGCCAGCAAGGTCAAGGATGTGATGGCAAAGGGGCGCAGTGGCGCCCCTTCTGCTACCCGCCAGAACTACATGATGCAGCTCCTGTGCGAGCGCCTGACCGGCAAGCGCGAGGAAGGATTCACCAGCGCCGCAATGCAGCGTGGTACCGACCTGGAGCCGATTGCTCGCTCGGCCTACGAGTTCAATGCAGGCGTAATGACGATCGAAACAGGCCTGATCATCCATCCGCGAATCCATGGATTTGGCGCGTCGCCAGATGGCCTCGCGGGTGAGCATGGCCTCGTCGAGATTAAATGCCCGTCTACCGCAACCCACATCTACACGATGCAGTCGGGCAAGCACGACCCACAGTACGAGTGGCAGATGCTCGCCCAAATGTCATGCAGCGGCCGCGAGTGGGTCGACTTCGTGAGCTTCGACGACCGTCTGCCTGATGAATTGCAGTACGTGTGCTTCCGCTACCACCGCGACGAGGAACGCATTCGCGAGATGGAGTCCGAAGTTAAAGCGTTCCTGGAAGAGTTGGCAGAGCTTGAACATCAGATGCGAGAGCGCATGAGGAAAGCAGCATGAGAGGTGTTAACAAAGTAATTCTGGTTGGTAACGTCGGTGGTGACCCGGAAACCCGCTACATGCCCAACGGCAATGCGGTGACCAACATCACCCTCGCCACCAGCGAGAGCTGGAAGGACAAGCAGACCGGCCAGCAACAGGAGCGCACCGAATGGCACCGCGTGGTGTTCTTCGGGAAGCTCGCAGAGATCGCTGGACAACACGTAAAGAAGGGCCAGCAATTGTACGTCGAGGGATCTCTCAGAACTCGCAAGTGGCAGGCTCAGGACGGCCAGGACCGATACACCACCGAGGTAATCGTCGACATGCACGGACAGATGCAGATGCTTGGCGGAAAGCCTGTAAATGACCAGGCGGCTCAGAGCAGGCAATCTCCTCAGCAGCAGAGCGCACCGCAGCAGCGTAGCGCTCATGACGAATTCGACGACGATATCCCATTCTAAATCAACAAGTTACGAGAAATTAAAGGCCCTATTGAGGGCCTTTTATTTTGCCCGGAGAAAGCCATGGAAACCGACATTCCCGAGATTCTAAGCGACCTGAGAATCGGCGCTGATGCGTGGTCCGGCGTGCAAGAGCCGGTTGCCCATGCGCTGACTCACGATGACATTCAAAACGCCGTTGCTGAGTATCTGGCGGCGGGAGGAGTCATCACGAATATCCCTGCGGGCGTCTCTTCAAATCAGCCGGTCACGTTCAATAGCCGCATTACCGGATCATCTACCGGGATGGAGCGAGAGCAGCAGAAGCGTGTTCAGGCCAAGCGCACGGCAAAGGACATCGAATACTGCCAGATGCTCGAAGACCTAGTGATCCTCGATTGCGGTCGATGGGAGATCGGCCCTGCCATGGGGATAAGCGATCACACCGTGCAGCGTCTCCTTCGCACCTATTTCTCCACCCGCACCGAGTTCGACAAGTGGAGGGCATCCGGACATGGGAAATCGACGCTCATAAACGGCGAGAAACCATGCTCGAAGTGCAAGACGCTCAAACCTCTATCTGAGTACTACTCGAACCCGAGCAAGAAGGACGGCCATTGCAGCGAATGCAAGGCCTGTGAAAACGCGCGGAGGCGAGCAGCAAATGCAAAGCAAGCGGCTTGAGTTCCCCGAATCGGCAGACGAATACCGCGAGGGCGTCGACGCACGCGACCGCGGCGAACGTCTCCAGGCCTGCCCCTACGGACTGCACATGCTCTATGAGCGGTCACTTTGGCTCGCAGGACATCACGACAGAGACATGGGCATAGCCCCGAGGGTAGCAGCATGAGCATGCACGAACACGGCTGTTTCGCCGACAGCTACCAAGTCCGGCATATCAACGCGCAGTGCGTCGTCGGAAAGGTCTTCCGGCACAAGCCAACTAATCGCAGATACATCGCAGTGCTCGAAGCCGGCGGATCAGTTGAGCTTCAAGAAGCTAGCGGGCACAGCACGTACACATCAATCGAAGCGCTCGGCAATGCCGAGGTGTGGGAGAGCTTGAAATGAGCATGGAGATGAACAAGGCACTGGTAGAGCAGGCAGGCGGGGATGAGCGCGCGGCGTTTGAACTCTTCGTGCGCAAGCACTGCGGCATGCCGGCGCATATCGCTGTGAACTGGGACGCCAAGTTCACCAATGATGCATGGGAGGGGTGGAAAGCCCGCGCCGCCCTGGAACCCTCCCCGGTGCAGGCCGAGCAGGCAGAGGGCGCGCACGTCCCTGATGAGGTATTCGCTGGCGTGTTCGCCGAGTGGTGGGAAGAAGAAGGTCAATACTGCCGCGCCGGCGGAGGCGACTACGAACGCACGTTCGCCTTCCAGGCATGGCGCCATCTCTATCCGCTGTTGTTGCAAGCCCGCGCCGCCCTGGCGCAACCCTCCCCAGCGCAGGCAGAGGCGGAGCGGCCGGAGGTGGTGGCTCGCGTCGTGCATTCGAATCCTGTCGTCCTCGGCCAGTGCGGTCCGCTCAATGCAAACGATGAACTGATGACTGTCGCGCAGCATGCAGCCAGCGTCGCCCGTTGGGCAGAAATGTTCAATCGTGTGGAGCAACAGCGCGACGCCGCCATGGCCAGGGTCGCGGAGCTTGAAGCCCACTGCGTCCGTCTCGGCCAAGGCGGAGCAGAACGCTACTGGGAAAACCGTTGGCGAGACGCCGATGCGCGATTGCAGGAACTGGAGAAGCAGGAGCCGGTGGCGACCGTTGCGAAGGTGCCGGGTGAAGACTGGAACAGCCTTGATTTCCATCGCGACCTGCAAGACATGCAGCCGGGCACGAAGCTCTACACAGCCCCTGTAGCCCAGGCTCAGCACAGCGTGCCGGAAATATCTGGCATCGGTCGCGATGCCGAACATCCCAGAGCTGTAGTGCTGTATCTGCGTAACGAACCCAGCGAGGAAGATATGCGAGCAATTCAGAACTTTTTGCGCGCCATATCCGCCGACGTGCTCACCCAGGCTCAGCACAGCATGCCGAAAGCATGGCTCGACGTTCAAGCCGAGCGACGCCGGCAGATCACCGCCGAGGGCTGGACACCGGACCATGACGACCTCTATTGCGCCGCCGAGCTTCCGCGAGCCGCAGCGGCGTACATCCTCAGCGGAGCCAATGACGAAGCTCCAGCTATCTGGCCGTTCTCGGCGAAGTGGTGGAAGCCCCGCGACGCGCGTGCGAACTACATGCGGGCCGGCGCATTGATCCTGGCCGAGATAGAGCGCCTGGACCGCGCGGCCGCGGCCGGCAAGGAGGTAGGTCATGAGTGAGGAACACTACGAATCGAGGCTGGCAAGCAAGTGCCAGGGAGTCGCCCGGTGCCTGAGCTACAACGGGAACCGGCACGAAGCAGAGGCCAAGCATGTCTTGCTGGAAGCCTCTCACATGCTCGACAGCCATGCAGTCCGGGTCCATCAGAAAGCCGACGGTCTTCTGATGGTAAACGCTCGCGGCAAGTCGCGATTCATGAACTGGCGCGAACGGCTCGCACGCTGGCTGCTTAAGGGCTCATTGGAGATTCGGCCATGAGTGAAAGATACCGAGTAGAGCAGACAGGAAAAGGGTTCTGGCCCTATTGCGTCAGGGCCGGAAATGGCACGCGCGATCTGTATGTGGGGCACAAAAAGACCTGTGACCGAGTTGCGGCGGAACTGACAACTGCGTTCAGGGATGGAGAATTTGTTGGCAAGGGACTCTACGACGCCCTCGCCGCCGAGGCCCAGGCGCTCAGGGAGGAAGTCGCACGCGCTGAGCAGCACCGCAACGATCAGGCTGACTTGATTGTGTCGCTACGCACCGAAGTCGCAGCACTGCGAATGGCGAGAGATGATCTCAAACTCGAACGAGACCTTGCTCGACAAAACTTCTGCGACGAGCAGGCAGCGAATTATCAGTTGCAAGCGCACTTGAAAGCCTGCCTCGGCGAACTATCGGAACTGCGCGCAAGGGTGGTTGTGCTCCCCAGCGTTGATAACGTCATGAATATCGTCATGCGTTACCAGTGGAACGAGAAGACCAACGTCACCGGAACTACGAACTGGGCGGCCAACCTCGGCATGAGGGTTGTCGAAGAGGTCAAGCGCCTCAACGGCAAGACGGTCAGCGAGGGGCTGTTGCGCGAAGTCGTGCGTCACTTGGGAAACTGGCTTGAACTCCACGAATGCGAGTGCGACGGCGGATTCCACTACTGCGGCCGCGACCAGGTGGCAAAGACCAACCGCGAACTCCGCGCCCTGCTCAACCAGGACAAGGAGAACGGCAATGGCTGAAGAACTTCGCAAGCGCGCCTTGGCGCTCTATACACCACCGTTCTCCTACGACAGTTTCGGCGGTTACATCTGGGACGCAAAGCAAAACATGGTGGCTGACAATCACGTCGATGGGGACCAGGTTCTCCGTGTTCGGGGTTGGGGCCGTATCGTCTACATGGAGAATCCTGAAGAGCTTCAGGATGAGTTTGGCGCCATGCTAGCCGAGGCTCTGACGGAGTATGTAGAGCGCCGAAACGGCTCAGAAGAAGGCCATGTGGTGGTTCCGCGGGAGTTGCTGGAGGAACTTCTTGAGGCTGCGAAGGACGGTGCGGCGCACAAGGGAGAATACCTGTCCAAGAAGTATGGCGAGCCAGAGCTGTTCGCGAAGTTCGATACCCTCCTCCAATCCTAACCCTTTGATTCTCCTCCGATGCCGGAATCCCGGCATCGCAACCGCCACCCTCGGCCAGGCTGAAACCCGCATTCCCGCTGGGTTTCAGCACAAAAACTGGCCGATTTTGGGCCAGGAGCCCGCCACCCCAAACCAACGAATCCGACCCCCGGAGGACCAACCGTGGACAACGAAAACGAAACCCTAATCACCCGGGCTCTGGTCATCGCGCTGATCGTCTTCGGCATCTTCCGGATAGTCGGGGACTTCCAGAACCTCTACGAGCAGACAGAGTTGAAAGGACAGGAGTTGAGCAGATGGAGCAAGCAATGAGAGAAGAGTTTGAAGCGTGGGTTACCAACGCTATGGGCGGTTACGCCGATCTTAGGAAATCCAATGACCCTAACTTTGACTATGACGACGTTGATGTGGACTTTGCTTATCAAGCCTGGAAAGCCAGCCGCGCGGCTCTGAGGGTGGAGTTGCCGCCGACGATCACCGCCGAAGAGGTTGTTGAGCATTTCAACATCGACGAGGAAGGCATCGACATGGCCGCTGGTATTGCGCACATGGTGAACGGGGCCATCGCCGCATGCGCTGCCTTCATCAAGCAAGCCGGAATCGAGGTGAAGGAAAATGGATGAGCCACTTTTCAACGAACTGCTGGAAAGCGTGAAGCAGGCGGACCAGATCATGACCGACCACGCAGAGCTGCGGAGGCTGGCTAAGCGGGCTGATGCCTTGCATGGAACGCCGAGCCTTGAACACGTATTCGCCATAACCAAGTTTCGGGAAGCTGTCGAGCCGAAAGCAATCCTCGCCCTGCTGGACGAGATCGACGGCTTGCTTGCTCAGCATGGCCGCGATAGCTCCGAACTTAGGGCGCTCTGCCAAGCACGCGATGATGCTAGGAAAGAGCGGGACAGGCTCAAGGCGGAGAACTGCGCCCACAAGGACACGCAGAAACACTGCGAGTGGTTGGCGCAGGACTTGAAGGAGTGCGCAAGCGTTCTGCCCGGTACTTACTACATGGACCCTCCAGACGGCGGCAATGTCAGCATTCCAGAGCAGATTCGGCGCATGGCGAAGGACGCCGCGCGCTACCGGTGGCTGCGAGAGCGAGACCTCGAAACGATCAGACAAGGCGGCGTATTCGCCGGGATGACCCCGGAGAACATCGTACTCAACCTGGAGCACCTAGACGCTGCAATCGACGCAGCCCTAGAAGGAGCAACGCAATGAACGACGCAAAGCTTCTGAACATCTTGCACTCCACAAAGACCTTCGCTCCAGTATTAACAGTTGGGGAAGATGGATGGGGGCGAGACGTTCGCTATGCCGAAATGGAGGAGTATAGTTATATGGGCGCAAACGGCTTGTGGGTTAGATACGGAGACTTCCGCAACCTGGCGATTGAGACAGTTAAAAGCCAGGAAGAAAATCAGATGCTCCGTTCGGTGCTTGAGGCCTTCGTGCTGCGCGCTGAAGCATACATTGAGGCAGGGCGTGGCATGCCTGACGTATCTATGGAGGCAGTGCTGGAAAAGGCCAGAACAGCCTTGGAGGGGGCCGGGAAATGAACGACCGCACACTACTCGAACTGGCGGCGCGGGCGGCGGGGATGCAGATCAATGAGCAGCGTCAAGCCGAACGTGATTCCATAGTCGATCCAGCAAAAGCCAGCCTTTGGATTGTCGATGGGTGTACGGCCTGGAACCCACTTATCGAAAGCCACCACGCGTTTATTCTGGCGGTGCAGCTTCGCCTGGACATTACGTTCTACAACGGATTTCAGGAGGTGGCCGCCGATCCATCAAATGGTGACGGGATGAACCCTTGCCAGGAAGTGTTCACAGAAAACCCGTATGCGGCAACTCGGCGAGCAATAGTCCGCGCCGCCGCAGAGATCGGCAAGTCTATGGGAGGTGGGGAATGAGCGAAACCGTAGAAGTGAAGACCTGCGAGCTTGAGGGGGCAGCGCTGGATTGGGCCGTTGCAATGGCTGAAGGAGAAGAGGTCATTGTCCATGACATTGGACAGTACCGTTATGACGTGAGAGGCGGCATCCACTGCTGCAAATATGGCTGCACCTTTGGACCTCGCTCGATTACTGAAGAAGTCGAGCGATACGAACCTTCGGACTCATGGGCTCAAGGCGGACCACTGATTGAAAAGCACCGCTTTGAATTCGAGTGGATCGGTAGCGACTGGCATGGCGAACCGCTGCGATTCTTCACAGCCTGCGGCTGCGATATGCCAGCTGATGCAACATCGGCAGGTCCAACCCACCTAATAGCAGCCTGCCGCGCCATCGTTCGAGCGAAGCTGGGCGAAACCATCAACGTCCCAGCCGAACTCATCAAGTAACCCAGCCGGGCGCCACTAGCTCTCCCTGAGCTAACCCGGCTGGGCAACCAATCCTACCATCATGCCCTCCCCGGCAATAGCTGGGGTGGAGAGGTATTGCCTATGAGTACCGCAGAGAAGGTCGAGTACGAAGACAAGGTGCCTGAGCAGGTTATGGCGGCATTGCTTGGGATAACCTACCGCGCCCTGCAAACCCGCAGATCAAAACGGCAGATCCCGGAAGGTGTCTGGAACAAGGTAAACGGGAAGATAATCTACAGTCGACGGAGATACGACGAATGGCTCGAAAGCCTTTGGGTATGCCCACCGGGGTGGAAGTCATCGGCAACTCTATCCGTATCCGCTTCATGTGGAACGGAACAAGGAAGTGCGAAACACTCCCCTATCCCGCGACGCAAAAAGGGATTAAGACTGCATCCGGTCTTAGAGATCAGGTAGTCCAGACCATCAAGCTTGGCATCATGGACGAAGCCAAGTATGCAGAGTTCTTCCCAGGGTCTGCGATTGCGGAATCGGTCAGCAGCCAAATCCCTCTGTTCGGTGAGCATGCGCAACTCTGGCTAGACAGCCGAGAGATCGTGCTTGGCACCCGAAAGAACTACAAGAGCATCCTTAACCAATACTGGATGCCACATCTTGCAGTAGCCCGGCTTGACCAGATCACCCCTACCCTCTTGCGCCGAATCATCAGCAGCATCGAGTGGACGTCGCCAGGCGTGAAGCGGAACGCGATGTTCAAGCTATCGACGATCCTAGATTCCGCTGTGAAGGACGGGCTGATCAAGAAGAACCCGATGGCGCCTCTTGAGAAGCCGAGGGTTTCGAAGAAGCTGGTGGATCCTTTCACCAGGGACGAAGCAGAACGCATCATCCAACACCTGTACGCGACCCTTGGGAAGTACTCAAGGATCTACGCCGCGCTGTACGAGTTTCTGTTCTTCACAGGGTTGCGGCCTGGGGAAGCTTTCGCCCTCAGATGGGACGAGGTAGACGAAGAGGCCAGGCGCATCCACGTGTGCCGGATCGTCATAGATCGCGGAATCGAAGAGCGAGTAAAGACCAAGCACGAACGCGACGTCCTGCTCAACGAACGCGCCCTGAATGCCCTGGCAGAGGCCAAGCGGATTGCTCGGCTGAAGCGCGTCGCCTCCGTCTCCGAATTCGCAGTAAGCCCCTTCGTGTTCCCTCCGAGCAAGGGCGGGCTGTGGATCAAGGAGCCAAGTGTTACCATAAAGCACTTCCACGCCGCGCTGGATGCTCTATCCATCCGAAGGCGCCGGCAGTACGACACCCGCCACACATACGCGACCATGTGCCTGATGGCCGGCATGAACCCTGCGTTTATCGCTGGGCAGCTAGGCCACAGCGTGCAGATGCTGCTATCGACCTATGCCAAGTGGCTGAACTCCGCCTCGGATTGGAGCGAGCTGGAGAAGCTACCGACCAGGGTTAAAACTGGTACGGAATTGGTACAGGAAGCAGAGGAAGGCGCGTAACCATCCCGCAAAGCCCCGCAGGACAATGCCTTGATATCTACAGCTAACATCACCATGCAGTTCGGCGCCAAGCCGCTGTTCGAGAACGTTTCCGTCAAGTTCGGCAACGGCAACCGCTACGGCCTGATCGGCGCCAACGGTTGCGGCAAGTCGACCTTCATGAAGATCCTCGGCAACGACCTGGAGCCGAGCGCCGGCCAGGTCATGCTGGAACCCAACGTGCGCCTGGGCAAGCTGCGCCAGGACCAGTTCGCCTACGAGGACTTCAGCGTCATCGATACGGTGATCATGGGCCACGAGGAACTCTGGGCGGTGAAGGCCGAACGCGACCGCATCTACTCCCTGCCGGAAATGAGCGAGGCAGATGGCATGGCGGTGGCCGAGCTGGAAGTCCAGTTCGCCGAGTTCGACGGCTACACCGCCGAGTCCCGCGCCGGCGAGCTGCTGCTCGGCCTGGGCATCCCGCTGGAGCAGCACTTCGGCCCGATGAGCGCCGTCGCTCCCGGCTGGAAGCTGCGCGTACTGCTGGCCCAGGCGCTGTTTTCGGACCCGGACGTGCTGCTGCTCGACGAACCGACCAACCACCTGGACATCAACACCATCCGCTGGCTGGAAGGCGTGCTCACCGCGCGCAACAGCACCATGATCATCATTTCCCACGATCGCCACTTCCTGAACAGCGTCTGCACCCACATGGCCGACCTGGACTACGGCGAGCTGCGCCTGTTCCCGGGCAACTACGACGAGTACATGACCGCCGCCGAACAGGCCCGCGAGCGCCTGCTGTCGGACAACGCCAAGAAGAAGGCGCAGATCGCCGAGCTGCAATCCTTCGTCAGCCGCTTCTCGGCCAACGCTTCCAAGGCCAAGCAGGCCACCAGCCGCGCCCGGCAGATCGACAAGATCCAGCTGGAGGAGGTCAAGCCGTCCAGCCGGGTCAGCCCGTTCATCCGCTTCGAGCAATACAAGAAGCTGCACCGCCAGGCGGTGACCGTGGAAAACATCAGCAAGGGCTATGACGGCAAGCCGCTGTTCAAGGGCCTGAGCCTGCAGGTCGAGGCCGGCGAGCGCGTCGCCATCATCGGCCCCAACGGCATCGGCAAGACCACCCTGTTGCGCTGCCTGGTCGGCGACCTGCCGGTGGATGGCGGCGAGGTGAAATGGACCGACAGCGCCGACGTCGGCTATTTCGCCCAGGACCATGCCGACGACTTCGCCGACGACATGAGCCTGTTCGACTGGATGGCCCAGTGGACCCAGGGCGGCGAACAACTGGTGCGCGGCACCCTCGGCCGCATGCTGTTCTCCAACGACGAGATCAAGAAGTCGGTGAAAGTGATCTCCGGCGGCGAGCAGGGCCGCATGCTGTTCGGCCGGCTGATCCTCAAGCGCCCCAACGTGCTGGTGATGGACGAGCCGACCAACCACCTGGACATGGAGTCCATCGAGGCGCTGAACCTGGCGCTGGACAACTATCCGGGCACGCTGATCTTCGTCAGCCACGACCGCGAATTCGTTTCCTCGCTGGCTACCCGCATCATCGAGCTGGGCGAGAACGGCGTGACCGACTTCAGCGGCAGCTATGACGACTACCTGCGCAGCCAGGGCGTGATCGTCTGA